GGTGGAACGCTGCAGCTTGTCGGCAGCCTGTTCCAGCAGCTCGCCCCGGTGCGCCAGAATGAGCACCCGGTCGCCGGCACGCACCTGATCGGCAGCCACCGACGCAAACACAATGGTCTTGCCGGTGCCGGTAGGCAGCACCAGCAGGGTGCGGGTGTGGCCGTTCTCCCACTCGGCGTGGATGCGGTCACGGGCCTGCTGCTGGTAGGGTCTCAGTTCCTGCCCCATCAGAATGCCCCCTGCGTCCAGCCCTGCGAGGGTGCCGCCTTGGGTGCCGGGGGCGGCAGGAAGCGCTGCACCTCGTTGCTCTGGCCGGTCTCGCCTGCGTGGGGGCCGCTCTGCTTGGTGTACTCCCGGATGCCGAGGCGGCACAGGCCCTTACTGCCCACCACCTCGTTCCAGCGGGGGCGGAAGGTTTCGCCCCGCTTGCACTGGCCGATGCTCTCAAAGAACGCGCCCAGCAGGCCCTGCGTCTTGGTGTGCAGGTACAGGCGGTGGGTGACGGTGGCGTCGCCCTTGGCCCCGCCGAACACCTTGATGGTCAACTTTGCCATGGAGCAGGGCGGCAGCTTGGCACCGCCCTCGTAGCGGGCACGCTCCATGCCGGTGACCTCAAAGGGGTAATCCCCCTCCGGCAGCAGCACGAATTCCTGCTGCTCGTTGGTAAATTCGTCATCCCAGCCGAATGCGCGGCCTTCAGTGTTCATGTCATTCATAAGTAAATTCTCCTTTCAATTGTCAAAACGGCAGGTCACGGCCGTCCAGCACCATCTGTAGCACCTGGGGCCATGCGGCCACCAGGCAACCCTCCACGAAATCGGCGGGGTAGTCCCGGATGGGCATATCCTCGGGGAAATAGCCCCGCTTGCCCACCACAGCCTGCAGCTCCTCCGGCGTGACGTTGTTGGCACTCATCAGGGGAGCCAGCTTTTCCGGCACGCCCAGCGCGATCAGGTCGGGCACCAGCAGGGCTTTGGGCACCGTCTCGGCGGGCGGTTCCGGCTGTGCCTGCGGGGTGGGCAGGATGTCGGCATCCGGCTGATGTTTGGGCTGCGGGGCAGGAGCCGGGGCGTGCTGCACCGGCGTCTGGGTAGCTGCCGGTGCGCTGCCGCCGGGCAGGCAGTGGGCAATGCTGGCGTAATCAAAGGGCACCTCCTCCGGCAGGTCAAAGCGGTTCTTGGCGTCCCAGCAGGCGTGGTGGGTGGTGTACAGCACCCGCTTGCCGCCGCTGGCCTTGTTTTTGGCGTTGGGACTGCTGCCCGCCTTTTCCACCACGGTCTTGTAGTTGGCGAACAACAGCATGTCGCACCACTCCCGCAGCAGCGGGGCCACCTGTTTGGAGGTCTTCATGCTCCAGCGGTCGTAGTTGCCCACGGCGTCCGGCTGCTCGAATTTGGTGATGGCGGCATGGGCCAGCACCACCACATTGTGGCCGGCGTTCAGCACCTCTTCCAGGGCATCCAGCAACTTGCTGAACTCCTCCTTGACGTAGGTGTAGCCCTTGCCGTAGCCAAAATCTTCGATGCCGTTGACCTTGGCACGGGCGCACACGGCCTGGATGCACAGGCGCTCGGCCCAGTCGGCGGTGTCGATGACCAGCGTGCTGCAGGGCACGTTGCCCTTGCGCACCTCGGCCACCTCGTCCAGCAGCATCGCCCAGCTGGTGGGCTGGGGCAGGCGGGCCACGTCCAGCCGCTTGGTGCCGCCCTCGGTGTCGATGAACACCGGATCCGGAAAATGGGAGGCAAAGGTGGATTTGCCAATTCCCTCCGGCCCGTAGAGCACGGTTTTGACCGGCGCGGTCTGCACGCCGGTGGTCACGGAATACTTGCTCATTTAAAACGCTCCTTTCGTCCAGCTCTTGTTCGGCTGGGGCTTTTCGGTGACAGGCGGCTCGGCATCCTTTACCATGCCGTCCTCAATGATGATCTGGCACTCGCTGCCGGTGGAAACCCGGGTGGCGATGGCCTGCAGGTGCTCTGCTTCCAGCCAGCGGCCAAACTCGGTCAGGGTGGTCATGTCCATCTGCTCCAGCTTGTCCAGCAGAACAAAGCCGCAGTCCGGGTTCAGCCGGCGCACGATGGCGGCGGCCACCCGCAGCTGGTCACTGCCGGACATATCCCGCCAGCGCTTGCCGTTGTAAGTAAGGACACCGTCCTCCACGCTGAGGCCCGGCAGGGGCAGGTCGGCCCCGTTCAGCAGGGCCATGCGCTCGGCACGCTTCTGCTGGATGGATTCGGTCAGGCGGTCGTACTCGCTGGCGTACTGGGCGGCTTCGTCCTCAGCCCGGGATTTTTCCAGGTTGGCCCGCACCTTGCGGTTGGTCTCCTCAATGTCCCGGATGGAGGCTTCCAGCTCGGCGGTGGATTCGTCTTGCAGCTGGGAGACGGTCTTTCTTGCAGTTTCCCGCTGATTGAACAACTTGGTGTGCTTGGCGTCCAGTTCATCTGCCAGCTGCTGCAGTGTGGCAATGCGTTCCCGGGTGCGCTTCAGCTCGTCCACACACTGCTGCACCTGCTGTTCAAGCTCTGCATACTGGGCCCGCAGGCGCTGGTTCTCGCCATTCCGGGCCAGAATGTCCTGCTGCTGGCGGATGAGCTCGGAGGCGCTCACCAGCTCGTCCGGGGCTTCCGGGTAGGAGATCATTTC